GGAACATGAGTTTGGATTAAATGGGCGACCACCAAGACCTTTTATGTTGCCTGCATCGTTTACATTAGGAGAAGATGCAAGGTTTTTGCTTAAAGAGCATATAAAAGAGGACATGTTATAATGGGAATGTGGGATTTACAAGTATCTATAAAAGCTAAGCTAGACGCAAATAGTACATTAACAGGTATGCTTGCTAATGGTGCTGATAGCATACGTGACTTTGTCCGTGAAGACGATGCTTTTCCTTATATAGTATCGTCAGAGGTTGTTTCAAGAGAAAGCGACACAATGCTTTATAATGGCTATGATAACCTAGTGTCAATACATGTGTATTCAAGGTATAAAGGGCAAAAAGAGGCAAAAGAGATTGCTGAGCAAGTTTACAATTCTTTGCACAAGCAGGATTTAACAATGTCAAGTGGTACTCATATATTAACTAAGTTTAACAGTGCTAATTATTTAATAGATGCAGATGGAGAAACTCGTCACGTTGTTATGAATTTTAAGATTGTTACTGAGCAATAACCGTGTTATAATTAATTCGGTTATTTAAAAATAAAAAAGGGAGCGTTAATTATGGCTGGTCAAAAAGGAAGAGATTTTTTACTCAAAATGGGTGATGGCGGTACAACAGAAGTATTCACATCTATTGGTGCTTGTCGTACTGTTAGTTTATCTTTGAGCAACAATCCTGTAGATGATACGACTTTAGACGGTGCTGGCATCCAAACAATGGTAGCTGATGCAGGTGTTCAATCTATGACTCTTAGTGTTGATGGCTTGTTTAAAGATGCTGTTGTTGAGGAAACATTTAGAGCGGCGGCTTATTCTCCAGCTGCTGGCAATTACACTTTATCTTTCCCTAATGGCGATAGTTATTTAGCTTCATTTATAATTCAAGACTATTCACGTGGCGGTTCTCATGATGGCTTAGAAACATTTTCTGCTACATTGGTACGTTCTGGTTCTGGTACATATACAGCAGTTTAAAAAAAAGGATTTTTAAAAGATGGTTAATGATTTACGTGGTGATGTAGAAATGTTTTTCAATGGAAAAAACTATGTATTGTTCCCCTCTATGGCTTCTACATATAGGCTTGAGCAAGTATTTGGCGAGGGTAGTATTTCAAGTTTTTTGCAAAAAGTACAATCTAGTTCAGAAACTGAAACACTTCCTGATGTTAAAATTTCCTTAATCGTTGGAATACTTCATGCTTTGCTTAAAGACGAGGGTTTAAGTGAGGAAGACATTTTCGAGGGTGTTATGAATGACGGTGTTATAGATGTCCTTGTCAGCTGTATTATACCTGTGTTAATTAGCCGTATAAGTGGTGCTAAATTAGAGAAAGCCCCAACATCGGGGGAAGACAAGCCCCAAGCAAAATAGATTTTAGGACTCTAGCTGAAATTTGTACTGGTGCTTTGGGGTGGACACCTAGAGAGTTTTGGGAAGAGTCTTCTTTCCAAGATGTGTGTATAGCTATTGACGGTTATGCTGTTTCACAAGGTGCTACGGAGAAAGAAATTTCTCCGCCTAGTAAAGAGTTTTTAGAAGATATGATGGAGATGTATCCTGATGACTGAAAATTACAAGGTTGGCGTAAAGATTGAGGGTGATGTAGCTGATTTTCAATCTAAAATGAAGATAGTAAATGCTGAAATAGCAAAGCTAGGCAAGAATTACACTAAAGCACAAAGAAGCATCTCTAAAGGCTCTAAAGTCATAAAACAAGACTTGAATACAATTAATGTCGCCGCCAGAAAAAACGCTGAACAATTTCGTAAAAACTCAAAGAGAATGTCAAAAGACATAAACTCTATACGCAAGTCATTAAATTTATTTCGTGGTATGCTTGTCGCAGTCGCCGCCGTTGCCGTAGTAGGTCGTGGTGTTTCTTCTGTTTTAGGTACTCAAGAAGAGTATGCATCAGTTTCGGCTAGGATAAAACTTTTAACTAAAGACATAGCTGAGTTTAAAGAAGTTCAACAAGATTTAATAGGTGTTGCACATAATACTGGCATGGCTTATGGAGATTTAGCAAAGCTTTATTCTCGGTTTGGTATGGCAAGTAAAAGGTTTGGTGTTTCTCAAAAAAGTTTAATTGGTATAACGCAATTGGTGGCTGATACGTTCCGTATATCTGGTGCAACGATGCAAGAGGCTACTGGTTCTGCTATCCAGTTCGCACAAGCTATTGCTTCTAATAGACTTGGTGGTGAAGAATTGCGTTCTGTTATGGAGAACAATGTAAGACTTACCCAATTATTAGCTGACGAGTTATCTGGTGGTGATTTAGGTAAGTTTAGAGAAGATTCTAAAAAAGGACTTATTGACACTGGTCGTATGTTAGATGCCATGCAAAAAGGCATGAAGAAAATACGAGAAGAGTCAAGCCTGATCCCTATCGCACTTAACAAAGCGATTGCCGTTGCAAATGACTTGTTTAAGCTAGGGTTTAGTGATGGGTCTACAAAAGATTTTAATGAGTTAGCTAAGTTATTTAACAGTAAGTCTTTTGGCGAAACCGCAAGGTCTTTTGGTAAGACTATGGGCGAGTTAGCGGGCAAGATAGGTTTAGCTATATTTAAAATTGTTAAATTTTATAGTAAATTTGAAATATTTCCGATGATGGTTAACGGTATAAAAGGTGCTTTTTCATTGTTAGGTAAAACATTAGATTTTTTAATGCCTACAATAGAATATTTTATAAGAAGAATGGAAGATATTGTTAATATAATACCAAATATCTATAGGCTTATAAGCGGTGCAGGAAATAATATAGATGAAGATTTTGCCAGCGAACTTCAAAATGTAAAAGATGAAATAACAAAAAGAACAGAGAGTATTGTTCAGGCTAAGAAAGCTTTAGCTAAAGGTCTTATGTTTGAAGGTGCTTCTGGTGAATTAATGAGAAGTATTCAAGAAAAAGATTTAAGGCATAATCAAGTAAGGCTAAAAGTTCTAAAAAAACAGCTTATATTAATGACTGCTATGAACAATAAAAAAGGCAAAGAAGACAATAAAGATAAAAAAGATAATAAAGATAAAAAAGATAAATTTAACAACGTACTAAAGATTAAAATACCCCCTCCACAAGCTAATGAGGAGCTAGAGCGTTATATTAAAGGTGTAAAAGACCTGCAATCTTCTCTTGATAGTCTTGCTGCGGATGCAGTTAAAGATGTTGAAGATCGTTTTGTAGGACTTATTACAAGCATGAAAGGCGTTAAAGATGCCTTTAAAGACATGGCTGATAGCTTTATTAAAAATTTAGCTAGGATGTGGGTGCAAAAAAACATCACGAAAGGTTTAGCGGAAGCCTTTAATTCAAATATAAATAGTAAGTCTAAAAACGGTGTAAATGTATTATTTGATGTTGGTAAGGAATTTATAGGAAGTTTTTTCAGAGCCAATGGTGGTAATGTTAATGCAGGACAAGCTTATACTGTTGGTGAACGTGGTAAAGAAACATTTGTTCCGCAACAAGCTGGCACTATTATCCCTAATGGTGGATTGGGTGGTGGCACTGTTAGTATTAGTGTTGTAAATAATGCAGGTGCTGATGTTCAAGTTCAAAAAACAAGAACACCAAGAGGACAAGATATAAAAATTATGGTTGAACGTATTGTTGCTGATAGTATAGGGCAAAGAGGGTCGCCAATAATGAACGCTTTGGCAACAAGCACAACTGCCAAGCCTATTATGACAGGGAGGTAATCAATGGCTACATGGGATTCAAGCTTACCACAATCACCATCTATAAGAGGATTCAAAGAAGAATTGCCTGACTTATTAATACGTAGTAAAATGGATACTGGTTCTGATAAGGTTAGGCGTAGGTCTACGGCACAAATAAGAAAACTAGAGATGACTTTCTTGATGACTAAAGCACAAGTAGCTACTTTTGAAACTTTTTTCTACACAACGACTAATGGTGGTGCTGATAAATTTACATTTACACACCCTAGAACAGGAGTTTCTTCTGATAAGTTTAGGTTTGATGGTACACCTAGTTACTCAACATTAAACGGAGAATATTACAGAGTGGCTGTTAAGATGGAGTTATTACCTTGACAAGAACAACGAGTAGCACGCTTAAATCTGCTGTATTTGCCGAAGAAACTTCTGAGGTTTTTATAATATTGCTAACTCTTAATCATGCTGACCTATCTGCTCCTATAAGAGTTTCTAGCGATGCTGTTGATACAACAAGTCGTGGAAACACTTTTGTAGCGTTCCCTTTTGACTTGCAAATAGCTGATGAAGACTCTACTTCTTCACCAAGAGCAACATTAAGTATTGACAATATTGACAGGCAAGTAATAACTGCAATACGTACCATAAGTTCTGCTCCAACTGTGCTTGTTGAGGTTGTTTTATCTTCTGATCCTGATACGGTTGAAGTATCGTTTCCTGATTTTAAGTTAGAAAATGTTAGTTACGATGCTTACAATGTAAGTGGTGACTTAGTTATTGAAGAATTTACTGCTGAGCCTTATCCGTCTGGCGTATTTACACCTGCTGAATTTGGAGGAATGTTTTAATGGCTTTACCTAATTGGTCTTCTGAGTATATAGGTCTTGAATTTAAGAGTAATGGTCGGGATAGATATGGTCTTGATTGTTGGGGTTTGGTTAGATTAGTTCTTATGGAGCAATTTAGAATAAAATGCCCGTCACTTAATCAAAGTTATCAAGACACTAAAGATATGGAGTCTATACCTTTGGTGGTTGATGATACAAAAGAGATGTTCATACCAATAAAACTAGGTGACGAGATGGCGGGTGATGTGATAATATTAAGAGTTCGTGGCATACCAATGCATGTTGGAATTGTTCTTGGCGGTAATAAAATGCTACATATTGAGGAGAATATAAATTCTTCGATAGAAGACTATAGCGGTAAAAGATGGAGGGATAGGGTAATTGGATTTTACAGGCACAAAGAAATTTAATGTAACATCTATTGCAAGCCCTTTTTCTATAAGGTCTGATTGTCACACTTTTGAGCAAGGAAGAAGTATTGATGAAGTAGTTTCGTTAATAGTTCCAAATGACGATTACAAAAAATTCATACATATCACGCTTGGTGGAATGCCTATTGATAGGGGTTTATGGCATCTAATAAAACCTAAACAAGACCAACAACTATTGTTACGTGCTATACCTATGGGCGGTGGTGGTGGTAAAAATCCGTTAAGTGCCGTTTTGAGTATAGCCTTAATGGTTGCAGTACCTTATATAGCACCTGCTCTAGGTGGGGCATTGGGATTTGGTTGGTCGACTGCTGGCGGTACTTTTATAACGTCAAGTGCTTTAGGTATGTCTGTTGTAAAAGGTGGTTTAATGCTAGTCGGGCGTATGCTTATTAACGCTATTGCACCACCATCACAGCCTAAGCCTAATGCTAACGGCTCTTTTACCGCTGATTCACCTACGTTATTCATAACAGGTGCAACTAACAGGGTTTCACAATTTGGCGTTATACCTAAGGTGTTGGGTAAAAGTAGAATAGTTCCACCGCAAGTAAAGCCGTACACAGAAACTGTTGGCAATGACCAATATGTTCGTCAATTATTTATTTGGGGGTATGGTGAGGTAGAGATAGAAGATATTAAAATTGGTGAAACTCTTATATCTGAATTCGATGATGTTGAAATAGAGCATGTTTACGGTACTTCTAGCGACCCTGCAATAACACTTTATCCTAATAGCGTTGATGAAAACAGGCTTAATATATCATTAACAAATGCTTTAGGTTATCAAACAAGAACAACTTCTATAGATACTGACGAAATATCTGTAGATATAACTTTCCCTCGTGGTCTTCACAATTTGGCGAGTGTTAACAATTGGAAGCCGTCTTCTGAAACGGTTCAATTTGAAGTGCAATATGCACCTACAGGAACAACTGATTGGAGTTCTGATACAACTTCTTATAAAACTATATCTTTACAGTCTATAAATTCCTCTTTTGCTGGTCTTCACCCCTCTCTAGGCATTTCATATTACAGAAAAGACTTAGTGGTTATGGAGGAGTCTAGCGGTGTAGCTACTATAATAAAAGGTGTCAGAACAACTACGGAGTCGCTTGCTGTTGTTCCACCATTTCCTAGCAATAAAATTCTTTTAGCTGAATTGCATTTCTCTGGTGCTTCTGGTTTAGTGGTTGTTGACAAAAGGGATTCTAATCTTTTTGGCGTAGAATTTCAAACATCATCTGATTTCTTAGTAACAAATGTATCTAATGTTATTAAAATAGCTTCTGGTGGCTTGTTGTTTAATGGGATATTCGTGACGGCATCGCAAACTAACGCTTTAGTTTATAATGTTAGGCTTCAAGTAACCAGAGGGCAATATGATGTTAGGATTAAGCGTATAACGCAAGACAACACAGATACTGCTGACATAAGATATTTTGACAAGGCTGATTGGACTGTTTTACGCTCTATCAACAACGAACCACCTGTAACCAAAAGTGGTATGGCAATGACAGCTGTACGCATAAAGGCTACAGGGCAATTAAATGGCTCTATCGACCAATTAAATGCAGTGGTAACTTCTGTTGTTAATGATTATGACGGAACATCATCTTGGGTTAGTGCTTCTTCATCTAATCCTGCTTCATTGTTTAGAGAAGTATTGCAAGGCTCTGCTAATTTTAAAGCTTTAGATGACTCTAGGGTTGATATTACAGCCCTAGAAGCTTGGCATGACGATTGTTCTGCTAACGGTCGTGAGTATAATCGTGTAATAGACAGCCAAATAAGCGTTCAAGAGTTATTGCATGATATAGCGTCCGCAGGTAGAGCCTCACCAACTGTAATTGATGGTTTATGGAGTGTCGTTCAAGACAAACTTCAAACAGTGCCTTTGCAACATTTTACACCTAGAAATAGTTATGATTTCAGTGCGGAAAAGGCATACCCAACACAGCCCCATGCTTTGCGTGTAGAGTTTATAAACCGTGACAATGGTTGGCAACAAGATGAAATAACAGTCTATGACGATGGTTATGATGCTTCAAGTGCTACAGAAATAGAAACAATGTCCTTATCTGGAATAACATCTTCTGACCAAGTTTGGAAAGATGCACGTTACTTTATGGCGGTTTCTAGATTGCGTCCTGAAATGTATTCTTTCTCTGTTGATGTTGAAAACCTTGTTTGTAACCGTGGTGATTTAATTAGGTTTTCGCATGATATACCTTTATTCGGTATTACAAGCGGTCGAGTGTCAAGCACAGCAAATGATGGAACGAATGTAACTACCGTAACAATAGATACTATAGCAGTAATGGAGTCGGGCAAGAGTTACGATATAAGGTTTAGGTTGAGTGATGGCTCTAGCCTACTCAAGACTATAAATACCGTGGCAGGTGATAACAGCACATTAACATTTAGCACACCTTTTCCTATAGCTGATGCACCTTTAGCTGGTGACTTATTTATGTTTGGCGTTACTGGAACGGAAAGCGTTGAATTATTAATAAAAAGCATTAAGCCCTCAGGAGATTTATCGGCAAGGCTTGTTTGTGTGGATGCTTCACCTGCGGTACATACAGCGGATACAGGAACAATTCCACAATTTAACAGCCAAGTTACTGTCCCTTTGGAATTGACACGCCCTAGTCCGCCTACTTTATTAAATATCCAATCTGGCGAGGAGGCTCTTGTTGTTAATCCTGATGGAAGTTATATAAGTAGGATACTTGTTACTCTTAATAATACTAATCTTAGAGATGTAACTCCAATAGTTACAGTGCGTGAAAGCGGTACTGACTTATATTATAATGCGGATTATACTGGTGACGCTGATTTAGTATCAATAACTGGTTTAACCGTTGGTAATATATATGATATAGAGATCAGATATAAAACATCACAAAACAATATGATTTCACAAGCTTTGTTAATACCTAATCATACATTTACAGGTGATACAAATCCTCCTGCTGATGTTTCATCTTTTGATATAGATATTCAAGGACAAACAACTAATCTTAGTTGGTCTTCTAACACAGAGTATGACATTGACCATTATGTATTAAGATTCTCTAATGCGTTATCTGGTGCAACATGGGGAACAAGCATCACGGTTAATGATAATATATCTAAAACTTCTAATACTGTATCCGTAAATTCGGCAATCGGTACTTATTTGATAAAAGCAGTAGATTTTGGCGGTCGAGAAAGTTTAAACGCTTCAAGCATTGTTACTAACATTAATCAATTAGACGCTTTGAATATTGTTTCCACAATAACAGAGTCGCCTAGTTTTAGTGGCACTCACAGCTCAACTGGTTCTATCAGTGGCGATTTAGTTCTTGTTAATAACGCAGATTTTGATGCGGTTGCTGATGTTGACGCATTAAGTTCTTTCGACCTACTAGATGGTGGTATTGTGAGTTCTGGTGAATATGTATTCGCAAATTCATTAGACTTAGGTAGCGTGTATACTTCTAAACTATCGGCAACAATAACTGCTTTTGGTCAAGATATTTCTTCTTTGTTTGATGATTACGCAAATATAGATAATGTAATAGATATTGATGGAAGTTCTGACCCGTCTTTATGGGGTGCTACGTTATACGTAAGATTTACAAGTGATGACCCTAGTGCAAGCCCAACATGGAGTGGATGGCAACCTTTAGTTATTGGAGATTATACAGCAAGGGCGTTCGAGTGGAAAATATCTTTGGTGAGTTTAGACTCTAATACACAGCCACATATAACAGTATTAACAGTACAAGTGGATATGCCTGATAGAGTGGAGGGGCAGAATGATTTATTATCTAATGCTGGTTCTGTTTTAACTACTGTTTATCCTAATGGAGCATATAGGCAAGCACCTGCTATAGGTATAGCAGGGCAAGACATGTCAACTGGAGATTACTATACAATAACCAACAAAACGGTTAGTGGCTTTGATATTAGGTTTTTCAACAGTGCAGGATCTGGTATAGCTAAGACTTTTGATTATGTTGTAAAAGGTTTTGGAAAAGTTACTAGTTAATGTTATAATTTTATAAAAGGAGTTTAATATGTCACAAGCAGATAGTCAAATAGGTGCAAGTAAAACAGGTTTGCAATACAGGTCTGATGATAACAATGGCAAAAAAGCCTTGCTAAATCATCATAAAGGCAGTACAGCACCAACTTATGCAGAGTCTGGAATGGTATGGGTAGATGATACAGCAACACCTTGGCTGATGAAAACCTATGATGGTACTGATTGGATTATCATAGGCGAGATTAACGCAACTACTAATATATTTAATCCTTATGTATCAGGTGCGGTTCTAGGTGACGCAAGCGAAAC